CCCCCGCCCCGCCGCCCCCCCCGCCCCCCCGCCCCGCCGGGCATGCCACAACGTGCGCACCGCGGCGGCGATCTGAGAGACGAGGATAGACCCGAGACCACTCGTGATGATCGCGCCAATCAGCTCCGCTTTCTGCATCCGTTGTCCTCCCTCTCATAAGCGCGAGCTGCGGCGTCGGCCTCGAGGGCTTTCGCTGCGGTCGCGCTAATCTCGGCCTGACGGAGCGGTGTGTCAGGCTCACAGCCCGGCTGCCACGTGTGCCCCCACACGCGGACCATCCGCTGACCGATCATGAGGAGAAGAGCGAGGATGATGAATAGCGGCCAGCCGGGCCAGTGATCGCTGGTGAGTGCGCGTGCGGCGTCCTCGACGGCGACCACGACGAGGCCGAGGGCGACGAGGGCCGCCGACGGGCCTTCCACGCCCCACCAGCCCCGCCACGCCGACGGCGCGCCGATCGCGCACCCGGACAGGGTCATGAGGCATCCCACGGTCACGTCCCACGGCTGGATACGCGGAGCGCCCAGGATGAGGGCGACGGCCACGGCAATGAGCGTGTAGGTCGCCGCCATCATCGCTGAGATGGCCCGCGGCTCGTGGAGCGTCGACCAGATTCGGCGGCCCACGCCCATTAGGCTGCCTCGTGCCGGGGCTGGTAGTGGTCCCTGGTCTCACCGCCGGGGGTGATGATCCCAGCCCAGCCCAGGATGCTCACACCGCCGATCTTGATGCGAGACAGGGCCTCATAGGCAACCCATGCGAATCCGAGGAACTTGCCGATCTGGCCGGCCAGGAGCTCGGCCTGGAGCGGGTAGGCGGACAGTGCCCAGGTGCCCGCGGTGAGGACGACGGCTGCGGTGACGACGAGGGCGACGCGGCGTCCTCGGGTCCACCACGGCCGGTCCAGGGCCGCCTGAATCAGGGGCCACAGGGTGCCCAGGATGACGGTCGTGACGAACGGGTCACTAACCAGTGCCTTCATGTGTGTTCCTTTCGGTAGGTGGTCACCAGAGGCGGCCGGAGCCGGCCCTGGAGTTGTTGAGTGCTCGCTGGAGCGCCCCGATCGTGGCTGGGCCGGCCTCACCGTCAACCCAGTCAGCGAAGTCCCAGCCCGCCGGCAGGTACTCGCGGTGCCAGGCCATGATGAGAAACTGCAACGTCCTCCACGTGTCAGCCCCAAGGACGCCGTCGACGTCGAGGCGGGGCGAGTCATTCAGGGCGGTCTGCTGGTCCGGCTGTACGGCCGAGTTCAGGAACGACTGAAGCCGCTCAACCGCCGGGCTGCCGTCCTCGTCCAGGACGCCATCAATAGCGGTACCCATGACCTGCTGGAGCCGGCCGACCGTCGCGATGCCAAGGACCCCGTTGCACACGAGCTCCGACTGCCCGTCACTCCGGTTCTTCTTCCCGGTGTACGGACTCGCCGACGGCGCGGGGGAGGCTGCCGGGGCGGATGCGACGACCTGGCCGCCGCCCTTCATCGCATCCCAGGCTGCCCGGTCACGCAGACGGTTCAGGTCAAGGTGGCTGTTGTAGCCGGGCAGGTACCCGTCCTCGGTGTACTGGTGCATCAACGGACTTCCCCAGTAGGGGACGCTCGGGATGGGCGGGTCACTGTAGGCGCGGCCGTAGCTGCTGTACTCAGGGCCTCCCGCGTACCACAGCGGGAACCGGCCGGCGACGGCGGACCAGTTGCCGCTCTCCAGGCCCGCCCCGTTCAGGTAGATGCCCGGAGTGGAGCCGGTCTCGGCGGCCATCTGGTTGAGGATCACGAGGGCGTCCGAGGGGGCCAGGTTGAGGGCGTCAGCCTCCCAGTCCAGCCAGAACGTCGCGCGCCCCGCGTAGCTCTTGGCGCGGTCGAGGAAGAACCGGGCCTGCTCGCCCGCGTCCTCGTCATTGGCGAAGAGGTAGAGGCCGAGGCGCTTCCCGGCGGCCAGCGTCGCCTCCGCCTGCTGCTGCCAGAACGGATTGATGTAGCCGGTGCCCTCCGTGACCTTGACGATGACGAAGTCCGCCCAGATCGCGGCGATATTGAGCCCGCCCTGGTGACTGGAGATGTCAATGCCGTGCGCGTGCGCCGGTGCCGAGGAGACAGCAGGGGCGGCCGGCTTGGAGGCCGGCTTCCCCTTCGCGAACTCGGGCCACTGCTGGAAAAACTTGCCCTCGTTGAACCGGTGACAGGATGTCCAAGCCCCGCGCTGCGTGTACGGATGCGAGGAGTAGCGGTCGGTACGGGTCTCCTGCCCCGTCTGGTCGCCGGGGGCACCATAGATGTCGCCGGTCTCGGCGATCCACGCCTCAGACTCCAGCGGATCGTAGCCGTCCTCGACGATGACGATGACGTGCCCGACGCCGCCCTCATTCGCCGCGGACAGGACGATGTCACCCATCCGGAAACCGCCGTCCGGAGTCAGGTTCTCATCCGGCCAGTTGACTTCCTCGAAACCGCGGGCCTCCATGCCGGCGCGGAGGTTCCCGGTCCAGAAGTCGTTTATTTCCAGCAGGGCCTTGTGACCCCATGGGACGCCGTAGGTGTGGTGGAGACCGTAACTGACCGCACCGGCGGCCAAGGAGGAGCAGTCGGCACTCTGGGGCGACGAGACTCGCCCATGGGCGTCGGCCGCGGCGTACCAACTGCGTCGGTCCTCCCCCTGGCTGTAGCCCACCGGCTGCTCTTCGCAGATTCGCCGGGCGATCTCAGCGGTGACGCTGCCGACGGTCATGCCACGCCTCCCTGCTGCTCCTCCCAGCCGGCAGCAAAATTGATCGGTCCGGCCTTGAAGGGGTTGAGCCAGGCGCGGGCGACGTTCTTGTAAGTCTTGCCGTCGACGATGATCCGCTCACCGGGACCCACCGTGGCTCCCTGCTGCAAATCCTTGATGTTCTTGGCCTCATGCGAGACCGACTTTTCATAGGCATCGATCCGTGCATCGACCTCCGCCTTGCAGTCGCGCAGGTACTCGCGGCGGCTGGCCTCGTCAGAGACCCGGTTTGCCAGTGCGATAAAATCGGTGTCCTTCATGAATCGGAGGCCGCGCTCCGATGTGTCCAGATATCCCGGTGTGGTCATGCCATGCTCCTTGCGTTGGCTAGTGCGAATAGTGTGCTGTAGGCGGAGTCCCCGGAAATACTGAGAGTTCCACCTGTTCCGTACGCGCCGGTAAATCCTGCGCGAATTTTCGGGTCCTGACCGGCGGGCACGACACGAACACCTGTGACGGTGACTGTGGAGCCCGTGGAGTCGTTGGGGAAGCGAGCCCGGTAAGGCCGATCCAGTAGGTATACGGTGGCGTCGATATCGCCGGCCGTGACCCTTGCCCAGACTGTGAACGAGATCTGGACAATTCTGTCGTAGGGGCGCACGCCCAGGTCGACCTGTGCCGCGCCCGAATACTGGCCGTTGTTCAGTTTCAGCGTGTTGTTGATCGGGACGCTGGCCTCTACGGCTTGCACCTCATTGATGGGCCTGAGCACCCAGCGCTCGCCGTTTTTCGACCCGTCAGAGCGGTAGAGGACGCCTCCGACGTCGACGTATGCGGGGTGCGCGGGCGTCGGCGGATGCCCGATGGCCTCGGCCTTGCTGAGGATTTCCCTTGCGGCCGCAACGGATTGGGCAGGGAAGATCACGCCTGCGGCGTCCAGGGCGTTCGGCCAGGCGGACAGGAGGTCATCTCCCGCCTCGGGAATAGGAATTCCCTTCCAGTGATTCGCTGGCATTCCTTTCCACCTTTCACTTGGTGTAGGAGACTTCGATAGTCAGATCATGGCTCCAATAGCCGTAGGACGCATTTCCCTTGGTCTCGAAAGATATCCCGCGGAAATACCCGCCCTTCCAGCTGTTCCACTGGTCTCGGGGAATCTGAATCCAACGGCCATCACCACGCCCCCAGCCACCGGACTCATACCAGCGGTTACCGCCACCGGAATACGAGCCGGGCGCGGACTGGAAACCATGCGAGCCAATAGAAGCGACGCCGGTCTGCCCATACCAGTGCTTCGCGTAGGCGTACACGCGCATATTCGTGATGGTCGCACCAGCCAAGTCCCCAGTCATATTCGGGAAACCAATCAGGCTGTTATAGCTCCACCGCGAATACGAGCCCTGCGGCATATTGTCAGGCCAGGACGAATCCGGGGAGCCGTTGGAATACGCCTTCCACCAATTCGACCGGTACGCCTTGACGTAGTTGCGTTTCGGCTGTGGCTGCTCCGACGGCTTCGGCGCACCCAGCGAAATCGACTTGTTCACCTGAAGCGTCGGCTCCACGGCCAGACCCAGGTCACGCACCCACGCGTGCGGCTGCGGCAGGCTCGAGTCCTCCACCGTGAGCACGACGCCCTCCGCCCCGTAGGCGGACGCGGCCAGGAACAACAGCCGGTACGTGCCCGACGTCGCCGGCGTCCACGGCTGGAAAGTCACGTGGCTGGTCTGCAACTGGTTCCGGTTCTCGGACACAACGCGAATTCGCTGCTCAAACTCGTCTTTCGCGCCGGCGTTGACCGGCGAGCACTGGAGCCTGGCCTCGAGCATGGCGTTCGCCTTGTTCGCGTACCAGGTGACCAGCTCCTCCACCTGGTACATTCGGCCCGCCTCGAGGTCGACGACGAGCTCATAGAGCGAATCGACGGAGCGAACTATGTGCCGGTTGCTGCCACCCCACGGCCAGGCGGAGCCCCAGGCGACCACGCCGCGGGGGAGAGCGGCCAGGGTCTCGGCCAGGTCCGTCCCGCGCCAGACGAGGCGGTCGGCCACGGAGAGGGACTGCGCGGACACGAGCCCGTCGCCGGTGATCGTGGCCTTCGCCAGGCCATCCGTGCCCGTGATCGACAGGAAATCCTGCCCGGCCGTCCCTAGGGTCACGACCTCACTCGGCTGCCCGCCGACCGCCTTCACCACGTGCAGGCCCGTGGAGTCCATGATCGCCGCATCACCCGACGGGTCACCGGCCACAATCCGCGTAGACAGGCGGATCGTGTCAGCCAGCAACTCACCCGTGATCTTCGCCTGCCCGGCCTGGAGCATCTGCGTCGTGACCTTCGCGAACACGCCGATCTTCGCCCACAGCTCCTCCGAGGCGACGACCTTGCTCGCGTTGACCGCGCCGTCAGCGATCTCCACGCTCCCGACGCTGCCGGGCACGAGAACACGGCCAGCAACCAGCAGGTAGTCCTGCCACTGCTTCGCGGCGGCGGACCACACCTTGACGCCGGTGGCCTGGTGATTCTCCCCGGCCACGACCCACAGGTCTCCGTCCGCCGGCGAGTCCGGTCCTTGGGGACCCACGGTCACCCGGTCGCCTGCCCGCTTCAGGGCGTTGGCGGCCGCCTCACCCGACGTCTTCGCGGCGTCCTTCGCGGCTTTGACCTCGTCGGCCAGGCGCTTCTGCGCCGCGTCGATCTCGGCCTTGGCGGCGTCCAGTTCCGCCTTGGTGCCGGCCGCCTCGAGGGCTATCTTCCCCGTCGCGCCCGTAGCGCGCGCCTGGCCGCCCTCAGGCAGGGAGGCCGGGCTCACCACCTGGTAGACGCGGCCGGTGCCGTCCTGGAGACAGACACACTCAGCGCCCACGGCGGTCACGCCGCCGTCAGCCGGGGCCACGACCTCACTCACCGGGTCATCCGCCGGCAGCTCGACACGGACCATGCCGCCATCCATGACGTCGAGGACACGCCCAGTGGCCCACGTGCCCGCCTGCGAGCCGCTGCCGTAGGACGCCTGCTGCGACGCCGTCGACGTCCTGGGGGACGGCTTACGGTCCAGCCAGAGATTCGGCTTCACCATGCGAGCTCCTCGACGTCGACTCTCATGTGCCCACCGGGCTTGTCCACCGGCAGGCTGTAGGCGACGACCTTGCCGACGATGATTTCCCCGCCGTCGGTGTGGACTGCGATCACGTCGCCGGCCTCCAGGCGGGGGTCAGCGGCGATCGCCACCGACCGCTTGGAGGCGGCCTCCAGGGCGTGCCGCATGTAGGTGCCGGCCGCCTTCCTGACCGCGGACGCCGACGATGCGGCGTTGAATTCGCGCCGGTCCGTGACCCACCCGTAGACGGCGGGCTCGTAGGGCCAGGACGCTGATACGGCGGTGCCGGTCCATTTGATGACCGGTTTCCGCTGGTCCTCCTGCTGTGGGCTGCCGACGACGACCCACCGGTTCGGGCGGCGCTCCACGCTCTTGCGGGGCGCCTCCACGAGCAGGTCACGGCCCGTGTAGCGGGCTACCGGCTCGGAGCCGTCGGTCTGTGCCCACAGGTGCAGGCACCCGTCGGCCTTCACCGCGTAGTTGAGTCCTCGCGCCTGGCACAGGTCCCGGATGGCCTCAGACCTGCTGTGACCCCACTGGGTGTTCGGGTGCACTCTCGGGTTTGGGGCACCAGGGTCCAGCACCACCGGGAGGGTGCCGGCGAGCCGCCGCGCCTCAGACAGGGCTGTCGCGCCGCGGGGCGGGGACGAGGGCCAGGGCATCGGGTCCTGCTCGAGGAGCTGCATCAGGTCCAGCGCTTCGACCTTGATCGACCCGTTGTCCTGCTCATCCCAGGACTGGTGCTGCCACCATCCGAGGTCGACCTCGTCGCGGCCCTCCCTGGTCTCGAGCAGGGCGGTGACATGCGACCGCTGCCCGTAGTTGTTGAGGGCTGCACCGGGTGACTCGGGCACCCACCCTGACGGGCAGGTGTAGGACAACTTGCCGGGGACGACACGGTCGGACGCCCAGTCGATTTGCACGTCCTCGCAGGGGACGTCGACGGCGAGGACACGGCCGCCTGGGTGGGCGTCGATCCTGGCTCCGGCGGCGACGGGCCCGGCCAGCGCCTCAGTAGACGGGCCGGGCCTCATGGCATCCCCTGCACGCGCTTGGCGACCTCGAGGGCGGACCATGCCTGCCAGCCCGGAGTGTCCGGGTGTGCCTCGCCGTAGTCCGCCCATTCACCCCAGGTGGTCACTGGGACAGCCCCCTGCGGCGTGTTCTCGGCGCGGGGCTCGTGCTCGATCCATTTGATGGTGACCTCGATGAGCTCGCCCGTGACCCGCTTCCGGGTGACGCCGCTGACGATGACCGTCCTCGGAGGGACGCCCGGTACCGGCATCGTCGGTATCAGCATGATCGGGGCGTGCGACTGGAGCACCCACCACAGGAACGGCTCGGTCGCCGGGGGGCAGGTGACGACGCCGGTGCCGGTCATGGGCTCGTCCCGGATGGCCCACCGGGTGACCCCAGCGACGCGCGACGCCGTCGAGTCCCAGTCCAGCGGGTCACCGTTGTGCTCGTAGGCCAGGCCAGGGGCGGAGCGCCCGTCAGCCCCAGCCACCAGCACCCCATACCAGTCCCCGACGGCGCCGGCGCGGGGCGGCGCGCGCCGGCCCCCCCCCCGC